TAAGGGAGGCTGGAAATATGTACGTAATGATTCTAAACGTGCAAGACTAGTTCAGGACAAACCAGAAAGTATGCGAGCTATCCCATGGGTCGTGTGTAATTGGTTGAATCAAATCATGGGCGAGCAAGTGGAAGCATATTCTTACCGGACAACGGAAATTACTCTCCAAAAGAAAACTCAGAAATGGGTGGACAGAGGGTTTAAGTATATGCTTGCTACTGATTTTTCTGCCATGGACTCTTGTGTTTATGGTGAAACGAAAGATGCGATTGAAAATCAAATCATTCGTTTCCTCTGGCCGACATTTCGTAAGAAATTACAGGCTATGAAATTTCACTCCCGTCAAATAGATCGAGCCTTCATCTATTTAACGAATAATTATCAAACCTTCAAATGGAGAGATGGTGATTTTAGGGGTTGCATTAAGGTTAAAGGAGGGCGAGCTTCTGGTGATCCAAAAACTACTTTTGGAAACACTATGGCGACTATAGTTCTTATGGAACTTGCCATACGATTATCGGGAAACAAAGCCAAAGTAACTTGCTCTGGTGATGATTCTTTGATTTTCGCGAGAAATAAAGACGAAGCGATGGAGATCTTGGATCAGCTCAAAAAATGGACAGTTTTGAGAGCAGACGATAAGAAACCATGTTCGGGGTTCATTATTCCCCAAAGTGATATTAATCATAGTGATATCCAGAATGAATTTTGTTCTAAAGTTATAACTATAACTACAGGCAAAGTTTGTGTGACACCAAAAATTGATAATTTTATTTTCAATTCAAGGAGTTATACTGGTCATTCAAGAATCATGATTAGTAATCCGAAAGAACATCGGTTGGCTGTAGCACAGTCTAAACATTATGCATCAAAGAATGCGTTTTTCTTATCTCTAGTGGCCGAAGTTTGGTCATTAGGAACCGAAGAAACAACCCTTCACTTCAAACTTGGAGAGTGGATTAAAAAGTTCGGAGATTTCTGGTTAAGAATATCGGAAGAATCACAAGAACTCGTGTCTCATTATGACCGAGCCGTGATTCTTCAATGTCAAAGACTAGGATGGGATTATCATCAGACGTGTATTGCAAATGCAACAAACTATGACCATGGTTTGAATCGTCTTGATGTTATCTTATCTCGATAATTCTTCTGGATTGAACAACTTTTAAGAATTTGATATCTGAAAATAAAAACAAAATAAAACAAGGATGTCAAAAACTTTTCTACTTTCTCTCTTTATTTTTCGTACTACCGGGACGCTTTTAGAGAAAAAACTCTTTAAAATTCATGTGATTATGTAAAAATTCAAAGTGAGAGCTAAACACTTTGTTCAAAAAACTCAAATCTTTAGATAAAACAGCCCCCTAACGTAGATAGCTTCTAAAGATAGATTATTAAAAGGAGAGCACGAAAGTGTGCTAAAG